TTTCCATTTCGTAGAAACCAGCAATATTTGACGCTGAAGGAGCTACCGGAAAACTTGTACGAGCCACCAGAGACAAAACCAAACGGTCAATGTAACCGCTTAAAAATTCATTAGCCACGGTACTGTTTTTTCCAAAAGTAAACGAGCTTACCGTTGCCCCGGTTGTTCTAGTCTGCGTAGCGGAAGCCACCACAACTGCATTTTCCGGTGTGGTACCAACATAGATTTTCTTACCGGAACCCGTTACAGACGTATAGACAAAGGCTATGTAATACCAGTTTCCAGCTACCACCACCCCGGCTGCTGAATCAAGATTGACGGCGTTAAGCCCAAAGCGCACCGAGCCATCACTATTGATTTGACCGTAATTGTTAGCTCCGTCATTGAAAATCCAAAGCGTATTCCTGGTTGCCAAACTTTCAACGAAAAACCACCCTTCAATCGTAAACGTGGTAATAGATTGAAACGCCGTCATAAGCCCAGCGGGCCCGGTCAAATAATTTGAATCCGAAAAAGGCCCCGTTGCATAATTGCCTTGTGGAGGAATTGGCCTGCAAGGATAAGTGAGATATGGCACTTGACCCGTTTGAGCCAAATTATACCCATTTCCCGAATGGTCATTAAAACTCTGGCTCGTACTAAAAATAGAGCCTAACGTTAATTTCGGACTAGCCGAAGTACCCGCATTCGCATCATTACCAGTTTTGGCGATAAAATACGAATTGCTATCATTAAATGTAGGCAGCGTACCACGCTGTCCTGATACCGATTGCGCTCCCACGAAACCAGTTTGCGATGTTCCAGGCCAAGTATTAATAGGTGTATGTTGGATTTTAATTTGGGCGTAGGCGGCCATATTGCACCTAGAATGAAGTATTGCGGTTTCCACTCCGCGTTTTCAAGTCTTGCTGTTGCGTGAAAAGTTTTCGTGAGATAGTCGAAACGTCCCGGCTAGTAAAATCCTTAGCATTTCGGACATTAGGGAAATTCATATTATACACGTGCGTATCTCCCTTACCCTTATCCATGCTATGTCCTTGACTTAAAGGCACTACTTTTTCCGGACCTTTTTCACCGATCAAGGCCAATGTAGGGGCATTCACGTAGCCGCCTTCGGCCAAAGCTACTTCTGCAATGCCTCTAATGGTTCCTGCACCCACTAGTTTAGCTCCACCAGACAAAAAGAAGCCAGGAGCGGCGGCGGCAAGCACCGGATTCAATAAATCCGCAGCGCCTTCTAGCATATCTTTAGTGCCTGAAGCTTCTAAACCCGAAGCAATCGCAGCAACAATATTCTTGAAAATAGATTGTCCCAACAATTCAAAAGCCTTCATTGTAGTTAATGTACCATCTTTGTATGCCTTCGCCATTCCATTAGAGGCTTCTTCTGAAGTCTTTACGATAGCCTTAGATAAGTCTTCGGTAGTCTTTTTAATGACTTCGGCTGCCGAATTATGTTGGGCCTCCATATCCTTAACACGTTTTTCAAAGGCTGCGTCAGTCTCATTAATAGCTTTACGTAGATGTACTTCGCCTTCCTGGAATTCAGCATAAGCTTGTTTCAAAGTCATCGTTTGCTTGGCAGTGATTTTTGCCAACATATCGGCAGATGATTCAACAATTTTTTCGGAATCTTTTCCGATTTGTTCTTTGGAATGCAAACTTCCTTCAGTCAAATTTTTGTGAAACTTTTTTACTGATTTATCGGCACTATCAGTAGCATCGGCCCAAATTTTCTTGAATTCATCGGTTTGTCCATCAAGAGCCGCTTTGATTTCTCCTAAGCCTTCCCTAAAATGTCCTTTAAGAATGTCCAGGAATCCCATAGCTTCGCCAGCTCCAGCGCCAACAACAACACCTATAGTTTGGCCAAGCTTCATAAACCAACCCAATAAGGTAGAAACCCATTGAGAAAGTTTTTGAAATCCATCAATGGCGTCCGAAATAGCACCTTGATTAGACTTTGCAAATTCTTCGGAAACTTCCTGCCAAGCTGTCTTTAGGTGGAAAATTTGTCCAGCAAGTCCAGCTTGACCAATTTTTTCAGACATACCAGAAAAACGTTCTTGCAGATAAGCTACAGCATCACCACCGTCAAGCAAAACCTGTTTAAGCTCTGGCATTTGACGGGTGAAACGTCCTAATCCGGCAGTATTCCCTTCAAAAGCGTTGCCTAATGCTACGGTTACTTGCGTAAGATCCAAACCTGTAGCCGAAGAAACATCCATTGCCAGCTTAGACAATTTCAAGGCGTCACCAAGATCATGCGTCATGGTGACAAGCTTATTCAGTGTAGTTATGGCTTCAGTCTTGGTAAATAGAGTAGTAGCCTGTATTTCGTCGGCCCAACTCTCCATTTGTTCCTTAGTATCCGCAGTGGATTGACCAAAACGTTGTAAATTGAAATCTGCCAGCGTTAATTGTTTATCGAATTCCGCAAAGTCTTTAATACCTTCTTCAAAAAATTCCTTAATCTTCTCGGCGCTAAAAGCTTCACCAATCATTTTTTGAAAATCTTTAAGTCCATCGCTGGATTCATCGCTTAACTTTTTAGTAGCTCCGGCAGCCTCATCAAACTTAGACTTCAGGTCCGATAAATCGGCCTTGATGGAAACCAAAAGTTCTGAAGTCTCATCGGCCATTTTTCTGTGCCTCTAAAAACCGCCTTGCGGCGGCATTCATTTTCATTTTCTGAGCCGCTTTTGTGTCGCCTAGCGCCATTGCAAGGCTCTGCCAAGCTTCTCCCTGACTCTGCTGACCCTGTAATTCCTGTACAAATGCCTTTGGATTGCTCGTATGGAACGCATAAATGAGCTCTACGAGAGCCCTTTTGCGGTCCTGCAAGCCACTTTTAGCCATACAAAAAAGCTGTTTTAACGTGCTTCCGGTCCAAATTTCCCGGGGATTGACCCCATACATCAAGGAAACAGAGCACACATAATCGAATACAGCTTCTTCGTCAGCTAAATCTAGACTTTTCCCGTTGCTGGGGCCTCATCCTGGGGGCTATCTTTAGCATTCTTTTCAATGGTAATTTCACGCATTACAGCGCTGATTTCAGCTAGTTTTGAGCCGTTTAGGTCGCCTTTATCTATCCCGGTCATAATATGGATAGCTTCTACCATGGCGTCAGCTTTGATTTCCAAGTCCTCGCTGGCAATGCGTTGGTACTGTTTCGCCAAAGCCGCTTCTTCTCGGATGAAAAGTTCCTTTAGCGCATATTCTTTGCCCTTGAATTTGACCACGTTTCCCTCGGCTGGTTAAAAAGAGAACGCCCCTTCTGTGGACACCAGCCAGGGCCAATCCGGGGCGTTCCTCCCCCGCAAAGCGGAGAAGTCTAGGCGGCTGGTATGAATTCACCGTTTAGCTAGTGGTGAAAGCAGTTGTATACATTGCCAAACTATTGCCCACTTGGTCTTGAATCGCCTGAGTGAGAATAGCCAAATAAATTGTCGTCCCCGATAAGGCACTAGAGGGCGTCAAGGTAATCGTGGTGCTAGCTCCGTTGTTAACGAGCACAGGAGCCGCACAATTTACTTTTGTCCCAGGTCCAGTTGGATCAGAAACCACCAGATAGACCGAGAAATTATTAACCGTATTTCCGTTAAGATTCTTGCTCAATGTCCAGACAATCGATGTTCCGTGTGATACTCCGGTAGCATTAGCAGCAGGAACCACGCTAGACACCACAGGGGCCACGGCGTCAGCGGTAGCAGAATTGTCACCAAAGCTGCCAAGGTAGCTGCCAGCACTCTGCCCAAGGTCAATGCAGCCCACAAATTTCACCTTCCAAATCTGGACTTTTTCAGCGGTATACATAAGCTCAGGGTCGCCAATCTGCGTTGCCTGGGTCAAAATGAAGTCATAGTAAGGCGTATTGGTGCTGATAAAACTTTGCAAGGTCAACGTGGCCTTAGTGTTCTGAAGTCCGGCAATCTGTCCCAAGGTCATCTTGGTCTTACCGGAGCCAGAAACGAGCGTAAACTGAGGATAGGCAGGCGTCAGAACGTTGGTAATATCGTTCTGCATAAGTTCGGCTTCCACTTCCACCCGCGTCCCATTACGGAAAACGTTGGTAGGAACCTTGCCATACTTGCCCGTCTCGGCTTCCACGAAAGTCGTCTTAATCGTAACCTTCGTATTAGGCGTGGTTTCTCCAAGTTCCACGCCGTTATAAGTCATGGAAACAGCGCCCAAGACTAGGATTTTTGAAATATCTTCTGCCATGATCTGCCTCTATTGCGAGTAAGAGAAAGTCCCAATCACGTTTGAGGCATCCGCCTTTGCCGTGAAAGAAAACTCTGGAACCGTGAAATCTTCTAGCTTGGTCACGAAAGCCAACTGATCTGAATAGCAGCTATTCAGTGTCCAAGTCGTATTTTTTCCGTTGCCATCAACGCCTAGCACTACAATAAATTCAGGCACTAGAGCGGACCTAACATTGCTCAGAACTAGCTTAACGCCAGTGGAAACGTTGTAGCGGTAGCTAATCGAGACCACTTTTCCGGCATCAGCAGCGGAAAAGGTGTACGTTCCTGCGCTAATCCTGTATTGACCGGCGCTAGGTGTACCCGTCACCAATGTCATAACCTGGGCCGTGGCGTCAAAGATGCACCCAAGATCAAAGGCCACTCCAGGCGAAGGCGTTACCGTATACGGTCCCGTGCTAGGAATGGTGTAGTCCACGCCTACGGCCAATGCTTCTGAGCCACTTACAAGTGGCTGCCCATAAAGCAATTGAGCCAGAACCGCGCCTTTGATCTGAGCAAACTTAGCTACGCCTTTGATGCTCTGGGCTTTACGCATGGCCTTAAAGTCATGCTGCCAAGTGCCACGTTCTGTATTATTCTCAAACTTGACGGTCATGTTTATTTCTTGCATTCCACCGACAAGCTGGGGAGTTGCATCTGCTCCCGGCGTCCGGTCAATCATATAAATTGACCCGCTATCAAACGAATAACCATCAAGGCTATCCTGTTGTACCAGCATTTCCACGCCGACAATCAAGGCCGCCTTCTGGCTTTGCGTATCCTCGTAATAAGTGGTATTGCCAGCTATCCAGCAATGCGAGACAAGTCCGCCAAGCGTTTGTACCATAGTCACAGGATCAGGAGCCAATGCCGCATCCAAGTTATCCAGCATAGAATTCAATTGGGCTGCGGCAATTTTCGTAGGATCTCCGGCTTGTTCTGACGGCGGTTGAGTTGTGCAGTAAAAATAAAGCTCTACTCGCATCGTCAAAATGAAAGGTTGACCTTTATCCTGGCTCCTTGTTTCCGTTACTTGATGCTGATAAAGTGCAGGCATATCCGCCGTTGCAACTTCATCCAGTGTTCTCAAAGACCGACTTGACGTTACCGCTTGCGTCGCCGCTGAAGCCTTAGCGAAAAGTGCCGCGTAAATTGTTTCTCTACTTAGCGACACTTATTTTCCTTGTCCACTTAAAGCCTCATCCATGCTTAGCTTCAATTCTTTAACGATATTCTTTTTCTGCTCAGACAAACTAGATCGCAGGAAAGAGCGCTCCGGGTAAGTCACGGTATGGGCTCGCACCATAGTAGTGCTGTATGTAGCCACTTTTTTGCTAAAGCCGCCCAACTTACCCAGCAACTTAACCCGTTCACTGTCACTGTTATAGCCAATCCTACGTTCGTGAGCTGGTACATTGAACGTACCGCCGTATTCGTGCACCCTGGCATACCCGTAGGCTTCTTCGTTGCTCTTGGGATTTACATTTCCAGCAAACGATCCCACAACGCCGTCAATCCCTTTTTCGTCTTCTACTAGGCGATAGTGAATAGACCTACGCAGAGTCCCCGTTCTATTCTTCAAAACTGGACCACTTAGCTTCCTAATGGTCGCGTTTTGAACGCCTATAAGGCCTCTAGTTAGGCCTTCTTTAAGCTTGTCGGCTGCTCCTATCGCGTTAAAGCGCCTTAAAAGATCGTCTAAGCCCGAGATTTCTTCGGTAAATACGGGCACTTTACAACGTCAGCGGCGTTACACGGATATACGGAGCAAGCATTTCCACCACGGCAGGCCACATTTTGATCTCAAAATTAATGGACTGCGTTGCCTGGTTCACCGTATTTTGTCCGATTCTCAACCGCTGATTGTAGGTTTGCACTACAAGTTGAATGCAGGCCTCGGTAATATCAGCGGGAACCGTTGCAAATCCAGCCGTATAGGTCACTATTACGTTATTCTGACCTACCGGAAAACAACCCCAAGCTCCCGGACCGTATGTTCCTTGCCACATTCCCCAGCCACCGGTTAATTGCAAAACCGGCTCTTTAATGGGAATCGTTACGCCGTCCCAGAGCTGGATTGAGTAACCAGAAGAACCATTCGCAGCAGCTGGAATAGTAGTCCCATTGACCACCACGCTAGCAACTGCCGTTACAGGCCAACGGCCCAGGTACATACTTGAAGTACCTGAGCCGTTGCGGGTTTCAGTGATCGAACCCGTACCAATGTTCCGCTGAATGTATTGAGCAATCCTTGAGCTAACCGCCGTAATCAGGCGTCCCAGTAGCGCATCATCGACATTGCCGGTGATGTTCAAGTATTGCTTTACATCTGCAAGCGTACAAAGGTCGCCCGCAGCCATTAGTCGCGCTTATCAACGAGCCTCAAGCCCATAAAATCAGGGGCCGGATGCTCAACACTAGTTACCATTTCAAAAGCCTCGGGCTTGCTCTGATCTACAGTGAAAACCTTCCCGCCATGATTGAATGAGCTTACATTCTTCTTTTCCAGAGCTTTCTTGCTGAGCTTATACGTGTACTGTGCCATAAATCCTCTAGGCTGGTGCCTAGGGGCTATTAACCCCTAGGCTAAAAATTTACTACTAGCTAGCGGTGATATTCGAAATCACCGCATAGGCAGCACCGAAATAATTCTGCAAGAAACCGTCCATGTACAGGCCGAAGGGATAGCTACGGCTAGTCTGCACCCAGTCAATTTCGTAGTAATCCCTGCGTAAACGAACCTGCGTCACGTTGTTCACCCCATTCACGGGATAAGGCAACGTATGAGCCTCCGCCAGCATCGTGCCAGCAGGCATGTAAGGGTGAATACGAATCTGCATGGGCTGACCGGTAAACTTGTTATTGTAGGTCTGAACAAACAAGCCACCCGCCACCGTGCCATCCGACTTGGCGGCAAGTTGCATACGCAACAAGGGAGCGCCACCATTCGCCACAATGATACTGGTGATTGTCTTGGCCTCAGCGCTATTCACCCACAGCGTATCCATGCCGAGACGGTAATTGTCCCAACGATCCTGAAGCATGGCTTCAATTTCCACCACGCCGCCAGCACCATCAGAGGTTAGCGTAGAACCCGAGGGAAGCGCATTAAGATAAGCACCCGAAGAAGTAGCGCCCACCACCTGACCCACGCCAGCAGCCAGAGACAAGTAACCGTCAAAAGCCAAAACGTCCTGGCTCCAATCAGTGCTCAACGTGCTCAAATTAGCCGCCTGCGTACCTGATCCAGCAGCCGTGGTAATCACCACGCTATTACGAGTGGTGATAGCGCCAAGCTTCTGGGCAGCGCCAGAAGTAGCACCCCAATACCAAGCGTAGCCCCACGCGCCCTGCTTCAGCGGAACCACAGCTGAAACCGAGTTAGTGCTGCCAGCACCAGTCTGAATCGTGGCACTCAAACTAATTGCAGCAGCGCCATAGCCACTAGTCGTCTGCGAGCCATCAGCATTGGTGCGGGTAAAGCCCTGAATCACGCCACCGGCAACACTAGACCCCTCAATGCCTTCGTCCGTCAGATAAACCACCGAAACCACTACATTCGTAGTGGCGCCAATGCTGCCACCGGTCGTGGCCGTCTGCAAGGTAGGCGTAGAAGTAGTACCTAGCGCAATGCTGGTATTGCCGCCGAGGATCAACTTTTCCTCACCAATCATCATGCTCTGAAGATTGGTCAGCACAGCCAGGCCCTTCATATCTTCAAAGGTCTGACCGGCGTACTGAGCTTCAAACGTGACGCTCTGCTCAAGACCAATGCCCTTATAAGTCCCCAGGCTATTAGCCGTGCTCAGATTGTAAGTCGTGTTACGTTGACCTTCAGCCACGCCAAGCTGGTAGGAACCAGGCGCAATAGCAGTAACGGAGCGCCAGTTAACGGCGGTGCCGCCCTTACCATCCTGCACACGAGGCAGCTCATTACGCATCGGAGACAAAACCGGATACAACTTCTTGCTAGGCGCTTCCAAGTCATAAGCAACAAGACCGGTTCCCTGAGTAATAGCCTTAGCAAGTGCATTCGCATCAAAGCCCTGCGTACCGATACCCTTCAAAAGTTCTTCAAGACTAGCCATTTTATTTTTCTCCAGAATTAAACGCGAGCGCCGGAACCAACGGCGAGATAGTCGCCGAGATCGGCCTTGCTCAAAAGTTTCCCATTAGCGTGAGCCTGTTTCATTAGGTCCAACGCTTCGTTGCCAGTGGATTTCTGCATACCGCCCATGCGCGTATCAGCTTCTTTGCCAAGGGCCACCACAACCGGCTTCGCACCCGAAGGGGCGGCAGGCATAGCTTCAACCTTAGCAAGACGGTCCAACGCTTCATCAAGGGCCTTCTGCATCTTCACCATTTTTTCGGTGTGTTCATCATCGTCCTTTTCTTCATCTTCCTTCTTGCCTTTTTCTCCCTTTTCCTCGGTTTCCTCTTCCTTCTCCTTGCCCTTCTTAGCCTTTTTGCCTTCTTCTTCCTCCTCGCGCTCTTTCATCTTCTTGGCAAGGGCTTCATAATTCTTCTTCAATTCAGCCATTTCCATCTTTTCGGCTTCAGTCATTTCATCCTCTTTTTCAGGGTTAAGCTCGGCAACTTCTTCCTGGGCCATCTCCACAAGAATTTCACCAAGCATTGAAACTGCTTCCATCAACTTTCCGGGTACTTCGCTTTCATCTTTTTCGTACAAGGCCTCCATCTTGGAATCTTCAGCGCAATATTTGAGGCTCGAAATAACGTTAGCCAGCGCCGAAACTCCGTACATGCCCTTTTTCAATTCGCCACCCCGCATCTTTTTGGCTCCAATTCCAAATTTCTTTTCAGCCGCTGAAATCTTGCCCGAAATAGTCTTTTGATCTTCAGCACTATATTTAGACCGATTCTTTGGCATTCCCCAGTAAGAAGCAGCGGCGCGTACATGCGCTTCCGTGTCTAGCGGATACTTCTTATTTTTTTCATCGGCGAAGGTTACGTTGCCGTATTTGCTTTTACCTTCAGACGCCTTAACGTCCGTGCGCTCAGCAATCTTTATAAACTCCACTTGCTCGGTTAGCCCATCCGCTTTGACCATCGTGAACGTGGCCGTTGGAATGCAAGGACTATCCACTAAGGAAACCTCAGAGGGCGAAGCCGTGTACCTAGTAAGGTTTCCATCAGCCCAGCGCTTAGCGTAAGAACCACCAATGCTGAAGCCGGTATAAACGCCCTGCTGCACCTTCTCCCAGGCCGCGTCGTCTACAACCTTGGCGCAGACTTCAAAGCTCTTGGCCTCATCGTTAGCCGAAAAGTACGTCAACTTTCCCGCAGCGCTCTTTCCATGCATCTCGCGGACATTGCCCAGGCTAAGGCCCCCGCTAGTTTTCTGAATCTGAGCGCTCCACTTTTCAAACTCGGGCTTACTCGTGGCGAAGTCCATAATTTCACCGGACTTGTCCGCCACTTCCTGCGCGGCAACTCCCCAAACTTCACGCTTGACCACATCGACCTTGGTCAAGGGAACGAATAAGAGTTCTTTGCTCACACGCACCCCAAAACAAGCTAGCTAAAAATAAAAAAGGGGCGCGGCTCCCCGGCTTCACGGCGGGTTGCTGCGCCCCTTTCAGGTGGGACTGTCCTCGATGTAATCTAGTTAGTTTTTACCGTTTCTCGTTACTTTTGTCAACTTTCTTTATCGTTTTCGTTGAAATTTGGCGGATTTCACCGTTTTCTTTGACTAAAACTATCAATCCGTCTCTTACTTGGCGGGTCTTTTCTACAGCTTCAACCTCTTTAGATTCAAGCCTCATCATCACTCTCGCTAGTTCCGCTTGGTGAAACAACAGCCAAAAGGGCGCATTCGCAATTCGTATGATACGGAGGCCCATCGTCCCCCGTTGAAAACGCATCATCCAGCGGAATTACCCCATCTTCAGCCGCATCGTTGCATTCGTCCTCACCGGTATGCTCACTAGAAAGCAAACTTTGCTTGCCTTCCACTACGCCGCTTTCGCCCCAAGCCTGTAAATTCCCCTGCGTATGGGCATAGGCTAGCTCAGTCCTAGCAATCATCCCGGCCCGCTCTGCGCTAAAGGCATAGCTTTCTTGAATCTTTTCGGCCAGCAAGTCAGTACTCAGGCCATCTTCAACGCCTGATTTAATCGTGTCGCGGAGCATATCCCTAGTGCTGTCTGTAATAGCCCACTCAGCATCCGGGTTATCAACTAGCTTGCCGTCAACGAATTTCTTGCCTACTAACTCGGCGGCTCTATCTTCGGCAAACGCCAAAGCCTGTTCTGATACCGAATCCACGGACACCGAATCTGTAATATCTAATTGAGCCAAAGCCTGCAAGGCTGCCCGTTTAGCTACGGCTTCAAGCTGCGGCTTAAATACCAGGACCAAAGTATCCCAGTCGCTTAAATCTATTTTATCAGCCTTGGTTAACTGCTTACTTAACTGACGCCCCTGCTTCTCCAGAAACTTAGTAAGGGTTGCGGTAAGGTGCTTTTCTGCTTTTTGGTGCCCTGTCATGGGCAGCATTTTTACTTTTTTTTTTGAAGCTTTCGCTAGCTTCTCGGCTTCATTAGGTTCAGCTTCACCCATCTCATCCCTATTCAATTGTGCCTGCTGTGCCGCTTCTGCATCCTTGCCAATTGCTACAAGTCCCTGCGCTGTCATCACGGCAGGGCCTTGACCAATCGGTGATTCCCCAAGGTCCTCGCGCACTTCATCAATGCTACGGTGACCAGCGTTAGTCCTGATTTGGTCAACCTGAGCAGCTTTAAGTGGGTCAATTTCTTTGCCCGGTTTCGCCACCATTTCAATATCGGTGTAACCCCAGCCCTTGATAATCAGAGTGCGGAATAAAATCTCGAGATATTTAACCAACGGCCATAAACCCTGCTCATCCGCGCTATCGGTAACTGATTCAGCGGTAGCTCGATTCTGCGCTTTGATAAGCCATGTATTAGGTAAGCTCAGCGCATACATAACCAAGCGCCCCAAATACTCATCGTAAGCGTTAACGTCATCCGACTTTGGATCATTCGGAAAAATCGCTTTATCCATGCCGTGAGGCATGTATCGAATCTTGCGCTGCTGCTGATAGTTGTCCGTCATTAGCGCATCAGTATAAAGCTGAAACTGTGCAATCTGATCGGGCCCCCAACCTTCAGGCGTAGGCACCATGACTTCAGGAATATTTCCGTCCGTGTATCCGGCAAGCTTCTTTAGCTGTCTACGAATCGCAATCTGAGCCGTAATATAAACTTGTTCAACTGGGCTATAACCGTAAATCTTATCCGGCCTCGGATTACGAGGCATGACTACCATTTCATCAGAAGTCCAAGCGCCAGCAGCAGAGCCGTAAAGCCACTGTTGATATGCCGGACCCTCACTAGGCGAAGGCGGCTTACCTTGTTCATTCAGCAACGGCTTAATAGTCTGCCCGTCAATAATTGTAAAACAGTAAGGCTTGCCGCCCCTATTCTTCTCAATGTGAATAACTGGCTGGTCAATAATCAAAATGTCATCAAGAAGTTTACGAAGCCATAAAGCCAACGGTAAATTTGCGTCACGATCCGGCATTGCAAAAAAATCCGTCAACTCCTTCACTCGCGGGTCAACGTTCTTGTCCCGCTTCAATTGGCCAGCCACACGGAATTCCCAATCCAGCGAAACAACTTGATCTTTTCGCGTCTCAATGCCAAGCGTCAGAATGTCACAATTCCTTGCCAACAGTTTCAATTGTGCAAAGCTAAGCGGCTCAAGTCGCTGGTTCGTAAGCAGATTGTAGCCCGGCACATATTGCAGCGTCCGTCCGCCCACACCATCGGGCGCAGTTTGCGGCACAGGATTGCCGGGGCCCATCCAGCCCAAGACGCCCTTAATGGCTTGTCCTAAGCCTTGGGCCACGCGGCCCACAAAGCCAGCGTCTAGGTTCGTGCCGGAAGTGGCGCGGTTTTGGGTTGGGTTATTGGCCATACGCTTCTTGCTCGGCTAGCGAGGGAATATTCGTATCGAAAAGTACCTTAGCCTTCTCGTCCACCACAGATTTCAATTTATCCATGTCCACCATGACACAATTACATGGCACATGATTTCCGGTTTTCAAATTCATTCCACGGTGCCCACGGCCAAAACATTTGGAACACCCTTGCTTAGCCATGAGCATGTCGGTAGTGATCCAGGGCCGATATTGAGCAGTTACATTTTTATATCGGACCAAATTCATGCGCCGCCCTTCTTCCCAAAAATACTTTCAAGCATCCGCTGGCCTTCAGCGATTCTTTCCTGCGCTTCTGGCCCAAGCTTCTTGGACTGCTCGATGTAATAGCCTAAGAATCCATCTGAGCCTTGATTGCCATGCATGTAGCTAATAGCCCACACCAAGGCGTCAAGCCTATTCGGCGACCGCTGCCTAGATTCAGGATCAAAACCAACAAGCTCGTTTTCCAGCTCTTGAAACACACCAACATGGAATACGCGCCCTTGCGCGTACAACGTGCTAATAGGCTCAGCACGTACCGCTTTTCCCCTTGTCGCTGTTACTTTATCATATGAAACGTTAGGGTCAACGGTTAAAATGTTCGATTTCACCATTTCGCCGCCGTAATTGTCCTCAGCCACAATGTAACCAGCACGCCAGAAACGGTAACCGTTAACAGCCACTTTAGCCCATCCAAGGGGAGGCAGCTTGCAGGATAGGTCAGCCAACACGTAGTAATTTCCGTCTAGGCCAAGTCCAACGGCCATAATACCCTGTTCATCGTTATGCGATTCATGCCCGCCGCTGGGGTCAACAGCGATAACACATTTCACCAAACTAGGCACCTTATCCGGGTCACAACGCTTAAAGTGCTCGTACTTAAACATCTTGCCTTGACGGCGTATTTTCCAGTTACCCTTAAGCAAGCGTTCTCGTTCATGCTCGGGGAGCGCATGCAAGTTACTGAGATAGCCAGGGTCACGGTCCAGCAAGACCTTATTATCGTAAATGTCAGAGTGTATGAATGTAAAGCTTTTGGGAATTAGGCCAGGGAAGCGTACCTGTAATTCCTCCCGCGTGTCAGCCATAACGAAAGCTTCAGAAACAGTAACAAAATATTTAACAATTCCTGACCTAGACTTAATCGGGTATCCGTCCCCGTCAATCCACCATTGAATTAGCTCAAGAATCCATGAGCCAGGCATAGGGTTACAGCTAGCCCTAATATAAGGCGCTATTCCACATGTTGACCTATTCCTAGCGAGAAGGGATACAAACATACGTTTGGTGAAGTGTTGAAGCTCATCGAATTCAATGAGTGGTATCTGAGACCCATCCCAAGACTGTATGTCTGTCTCATGCTCAAGGTGTGAAAACTTGATGCTGTTACCGTGTGGCGGAAAGTCCCAACGCAAGAGGGACACCTTGGGTTCTGCGCCAAAATACGAATAGATTTGCTTGCTTGTATCCCACGGGCCGCCTTCATTCGTAATTTGGGGACTAGTACGCCGAAAAATAACAGCACCAAAGCCAGGAGTGCTAGTAACATGGCGGAGAGGCTCAAGTAAAAGGCTATAAGTATTATGGGTAACGACAAACTGCCTCCCAACAAGAAAACATTTAGACGGAGAGTCCACAGTTAGGCAACGCACGGGCACAGAAGCTACACGCACAACTTCTTTTATATACCGTTGCTTATGTGTGCCTCTAAACCCATCCCTCTTTTGCAAATCAAGCTTGCGCTTCAGTTTAAAGACCGGAATTTCTGTAATAAATTTAAGATTCCAGCCAGGCCCACAATCTTTTTCATAAAGCTTAGTTCTAAATTCACTCGCTACAACTTTAATTCCAAGTCCAAGAATCAATTCAAGCATCCCGTCTTTCAAGACTTCGCTTGTAGTCGTAAAGCTGCAATGCCCGTCCTTTTTATCAGCCGTGCCGTCAGTATCCATAAGGCCGCGCAACAGCTCAATACGCTGCCTTATGGAAGCACGCTGATAAAGTGCTGGAATATATTTATTGGAAAGCAACCCGTTAATCCTGAGATTTTTTCTAAAACCCTCAATGTGCCATAAATACTTTTGCTTGTATTTTGAAACCGTGTAGCCATCAGCACGGATAAAATCAATTACTTCTGTGTCCGCCGATGTTATGTCCCCCGTTGAGCTTGTGCCATCACCAAGCCACGCTCCTAAAGTGTAGGGCGCAATTGGCAATTCAATTTCAGGCATATCAATAGGACGGCAAACTTCAATAGAGTGATTGAGCCGACCTTTAATTTTCAGCGTATCATAAATTTGTTTTGTGGTCTTAGCCGTGGGTGTGGGTAACAACAGCCTCGATTTAGCCAACAAAGAATTTCTTGCGGCCATATCTGGACGTTTACCAATTCCACGCGAAGGGCGTTTGTTCCTACGTTGCGCCTTAAATTTTTCAGATCGTTTCCACAATGCCGTTCGGTCTTTGTAATCCATCGTGACCCAAAGGTGTCCGGCATCCGCAATAAACTTAGAGTTGTCTGAAAAAGTTATTTCATAGCAATCTTGTTCAAGTAACACGGGATGAGCTTTCAAAACTTTAGTCACCTTGCCCTGTTCATCGAAAACAAAATCACCGTCCCTGATTTCTCCAATCGTAGTCCAGCCAGAAGGAATAGGCACAGGTGTATCAAGCTTTAGAGCTTTAGCGCCCCCGGCGCTCCCTCCGTAAATGACAATATCCGCCGACGACGAAAGGAACATCGTTTGCGGGCCAGGCTGGGGCGCTATGACAATCTTAGTATCCGACTGCATAGGTGCAGGCGGTGGCGCAGTCAGACGAACAGGGGCGCTATTCTTCGCCATCTTCTAGCAACTTGGCTTCTTCAACGTTGGCTTCTACCACCTTAACCCGTTCATTCTGAGGCAAGAAGAATTGAATTTGAACAGCGTTAACTGTATTGGATTGTGAAACTTGTGGTGCGGGTGAGGATGTTATGCCGACCTTGTTAAGGACTTCATTTGAGGCCCGGAAAGCCACGGTTTCATCCTCAGAATCCACCAAAGAAGAAAGCTTTTTTGCAGCCTTTTTCGCATCAAAAGCGAGTGTTTTTCGAGCGTTTTGAATGTTTTCTTCACGTCTTTCGGCATCCAATTCGGAAAAACGCCGTGATAACAAGGAATAATTTATTTTTTTTTGATTCGCAAAATCACGTAAATATCCACCAAAGCAATCAAACTCTTGCCTTAATTCTTCATAATTATGCGTAGCTGGACGCCCGGCAGGCATTTAGTCCTCTAAACTAGATTCAGAATCAAGTAAACGCCCACTACCCTTGCACTTATCGCACCATATGAAACAGCAAGCGTGTTTGCAGGGCACTTCAGGACAATCGCATTCCCGGCCACCTAAACCGTCACACGCGGGGCATTCAACCATGATTTCGCCAAGCGGGAACATGTCGGGTAAATATCATATTGGGGGATGGATGTCAAATGAAAGTTAGTGTTAGGTTAAGTATTTAGTCAACTAATGCCGTCTAATGCGCCTCTAATACAGAATATCGTTTGTTTCCAACGATATAATGGAATTAATGAACTAATGGCGTTTTTGAGAGAGACACCCCTATATAGAGACTGGATATAAAATATATCCAGAACCAGAAATAGTAGTAATAATAAAAATAAAAATTAGATTAGATTTATTATTATTATTAGTGATTGTTGTTTGTTTGTAAGGGTTTTCGATCTAATTTCGATCTAATTTTTAACATTTGTACAATCTGAAAAGCATTGGTATGAAAGTAAATTGTAACTAAGTTAAAACTAATGCCAGCACCTTTTGAAGATGCTGGCATAGGATTGTTGTTAACTATTCGTTTTCGGTCAGAAGAAAGAAAAGCTCGCCACTTAAGGTCCTGTGGTGCTTAGCGGCTGATTCAGAAAGTTCGCCGTGGGTTTCTTGGTTTAACGGAATTGCCGCGTGAGTAGGCGGCTTGGTGGGTGGCATTGTGGCATAGGGAAGATTTACGAGGGCCCTAACGGCATCGTGGAGCGTTTTTGCCTGGATTTTGGCTTGGTATACACGAAGCCTTTCCAGGGCCGGAATTGAGATTCGGACGGATTTTTCGGGCATATTGCTCCTAGAGAGAAGTTTTATAGTCTATATCATATTGCGAATGATATAGCAAATATAAAACTATGCTCTCGAATACGCCCTGCCAATCACCTGAGTCTGGAAGCTGTTGGGATTGAGGTAGGAGCCGTAGGCAGCGGCAGCGGGTAATATTGTGCGTGCGTGGGTAGCTAGCCAATTGAGTACAGCCTCATGGTCGCTGGCTATTTGTTCTTCTGAAGGTTCTTTCTTGTCTAAGCTGGCTTCTAGCATTACTGGCTCTCCTTGAATGATGTGTGGCTGATACCGCGTATCAGTCTGTGGAAAGTAGGTTACTAGGCCGCATGGGCAGGTTTCCCTCATGGCTACTAGCTTTGCCTTATGGTCTATTACATGATCTTTTGGTGGAACGTCATACGTCTGCAAGGATACTGATAACTGGTGTAACCCGATGCATAGAGGATGTTTTGTGTAATGGAACATTATGCGGGCTTGTCAGTTATCTTGTTAGATGTACACAGCACAGCGCCCGTCTCAATTGCCCCGCATGGCTTACCACGCTTATCGTACCAATACGTGATACATGCTCCGCATTGGCACTTGTTGGTTAGAAATAGAAATTCGGCTCTAACGAACACGGAAAACGGCTCGTATATATGCGTATTAAAAGGCTGATTTAAGAGCATGGATTTGGGCCTAGGAGGGGGCTAGGAGGCACGGTTGGGGGTTAGATGTGTCTTTTCACCTTGTATAAAGGCTGTTCGGGTAGCATTTAACTCAGCTACCTTCTTTTTCTGTTCTTCTTCCCTTGACGCATCCCAGATAATATGAGAAGCGCAATCGGGACAGACTAGACGGTTATTTTGCTGATAACTTGTGGCGTAATCTGCTGGTTTGGCGCAGATTGAGCAGCGGAGCATGTTAAGAGTTCTCCTTAATGCGCGCCTGTATCCACGCCTCAACAGCAGCAGGGTGGACTTGCGTTAGTTGTGATATGGCGTCGCGGGCACCAGCGGCGTATTGTTCGTGCATGGCCTCAAGATGATCCTCATATAGGATGCCATCCCCATTAGATGACCATTCGGCATCAATTACATTGAACCGCTTCACGCCGCTCATTTGTCACCTTCTAGTGTAAGGCCTATAGCCAACCGATACTTACCCGGGCTATGCCAGGCATACGGCTTAAATCCTCTCAATCCCCAGCACCATGGGCCTAGCCAAAGTTCAATGCCAAGTTTCATCCCTTCCCCCTGGCGCTGGCGGACTTGGGAGGGCGGCAACGGAGGGCCAGCGTCCAGACTTGATTGAAAATTATTTCAGCTTGTTGCCTGCCGACACTCTCCCGAAATCCTTCTTGTTCGGTATTGCAGTAACGTCGCCACCACAATTCAAAAGCTTCTGATTTCTTCACTTCCCCTCCTGCGTCTGGTGAGCGGCGGCTGGAGCGGGATCGCCCCAATGTAGTTTGAATATCACGCGAAGCAGCATTTTCTTCATGGCCTTTTCACTCATGAGTCGGCGTTTGGCTCTTTTCTCAAAGGCAACAGTGCCGTCTTCATGGACCCAGATTAGGCCTACTTCCTTCTCAAGCTCTTCCGGCTTAATCAAGCCGACAGGGCAGGCAAAGTAAAACTTCTCGCAATAGGGCAAATACTCGCGCCATTTCTTGTCGGCCTTGAAGTCTGCGCGGCTCACTTTGATCTCTACGCCACAAGGAGCCTGTTCTCGAAAGCTAGGCTTCATCCACCAAAAGTCAAAGCGGTGGCCCGGTGTGCTGGCTTCTTCAATGTCCAGATAGCGGTAGTCCGCGCAGTATTGAGAGAGCGCCGATTTAATTTGCCCGCTTGTCATCATCACTCCCCCTTTCGTTGGCTGGGCTGGGGTGGCTGTGAAAGAATGCGCTCAACTGCCCAGCGCAAAGCCCCGGCCTCTTCTTTGTCGAAACTGAAATTCCGGCCTTGTTCTGCTGCCTTTGAAATTCTTTCTTCCAGCAATGCAGCTCTACGCTCGAGAAACTCAAGACGGCGTCGTTCCTTGTGATTCAGTGGCTGGCTCACACCCCCTCCTTCGCAATCGGCGGGGACTGGAGGGCTGGTTTCTGGAAAACTACCCAGTGGCTCTTGAAGGCCTTCCCGCCGCGGCTTCCAAAAAGAGGTTTCTGCGGTGTAAGCGCCAGCACGTCTTTAAGAGGTATCTGGTACTCGTTCCATTTGAATACCAGAGTTCCGTATGGCTTCAGGACGCGAAAACATTCACGGAATCCGTCAGATAATTCTTCCTGCCAATCTTTGCCTAGCACGCCGTACTTTTTCGCCAACCAACCCTTCTTCCCGGCCAGCTTCAAGTGCGGAGGGTCGAAAACCACTAATTCAAAACGGCCTTCGTTAAACGGCAAGGATGTGAAGTCGCCCTGCATGTCGGGTTCGATAACTAGAGCGCGGTATCCGCCCGGAGAATTTTTGTCCTTGAGCGCGTGTCGTTCTTGGCGCTTATCCAAGAAAACGCAGCGCGGGTCCTTACGGTCAAACCAGAACATGCGTGAGCCGCAGCAGGCGTCCAAAACGGTAGCGTGCTCCTTCACACTCCCTCCGTATTCGCGGCGCTGAGGGCATCCTGTAAATCATCGAGTAACGGGACAAGCAAGCTGGAAGGTTTCCCGAGGCGTGCTTGGCGTAGAACGGCCTTCGCGCATCGTCTTAATTCCTTTGTCCCCTCCTGGCTAGGGTGGGCGGGGGAGCTGAGGGCAGCGTCAATTTCATCGCATGGCGGGCAAGATTTCTTGCAGACGGAACACCAAGAAATCGTTCCTGGCTGCCCGCACCAAGCGCAGGCATGCGGGTCCACCCCCTTCACCCCTTTCTGCTGGGAGTGCCCAGGCCATGGGCACGGTTTCCAGAAAGCATTGCTGCCTTCGATAACGTCCTTGTCGCCGGGGCCAGCCAAGATTAAGCCTTGGCAGCACCCATTGGGGCAAGTGTCGGGTGCGAGGGCGGAGAGCTTGGCTTGGAGGGCCTCATAATCTGCCCAGCGCACATAGCCGTTCTGGATTTCCCCGGCTTCTTCCATCGTGCCAGCAGGGCTTGGGAAATACCGTTTCACTTCGGGCATGGTTTACCTCGCTTACAAGAAGGGCAGTAGGTAGTGGAAAGGCCAGGGCAATTCTCGTCCTCGACCACGTTATCCGGCCAAGATTCTTTTGGCAGAACCTTGGATTGTCCCAGCTTGGCCTCAGGGATCTTGTAATAGCAGATGTGTGGCACCGGGCCATAGCTGGGATAGCTGGCGCAATCCGGGTCAGCGCAGAGCGGGGTCTGGGAGAGCGCCAGCATTTCTGACAGTCTTGAATCTTCAAGTCCCTTCATCCTCAATCCTCCTTCTCTGCGGGTGGTGTGGGGAGCGGCTGCCAGTGGGTTGGCGCGGGAAGTCCATACTCACCCGTGTTAGCCCAAGCCTCCAAATCTTCGTCCCAGTAGTCCATCCATACTTCGCCGCTATTTTCATCAGCTAGCATTACGGCTGGGTCACAAATTTTCTTTGCCGTGCTAATCGGCTGCCATCCCCCTTGGTCCTGCGGGCGGCGAGAAAGAGTTTCGATTAGGTGAAGCGCTTGGCAATAAGCGCAAAGTTCCCCGGTGCGTTCATGCCCTTGGCAGGCATAGGGCTCATGTCCACAGCTTTGCTTGTGCCACTCCAACGCTCTCGGCCACTTCTTTGCTATCTGTGCAGCCAATCCTGCCCCAAAGTTATGATATAGATTGCATTGATGGGCAATGTGCGTTAGGTCAGGCTCTTCTAAAAGGTTGCCGATACGGTAAGTAATCATGGTTTCACCTTTTCGCCCCACTTGTCGCACTCATACAAAACTTTGGCTTTCCGTACTGCAATCTTATAAGGATGTTCCGGTTTAGGCCATGCGTACAAATCTTTAACCGCAACTTCTAAGGCAATGTATTTATCGTTAATTGTGTCGCGGTATTGGTCGCATACCGAAGCTCGCCCGCATGCATGAAATTTACCACCACCACATTCTTGCTTAGTTGGCTCCCAAGCCGGATGCTCAAGAATGGTTCCAATAGTCCACAAGGTTTCATTTGAAGTCTTTTCTTGCGTTTTAAAATCTTCGGAAACTCGCTTGTAAAGAATGACTTTTCCGCCCTTTGGAATAACGGCGTTATTTTGTAGCCAACCTTTAATGCCTTCTGAAATCTTAGGCTTAATAACAGTAGCCGTTTTTGATCTTTTGACGGCCTTGGCCTTCGGAGCAATCAGAAAAGCAACGGAAAAAATGTTGAGTTCAACAGTTGCGCCATTGCTTTCAAGATAAGCGCTACTGTTCCCCCAGAGCTCGGCGCTACTGTTCTCCCTGAGCACGGCGCGGCTGTTCCCCCAGAGCACGGCGCGGCTGTTCCCCCAGAGCACGGAGCTACTGTTCTCTCTGAGCTCGGCGCTACTGTTCTCCCTGAGCTCGGCGCGGCTGTTCCCCCAGAGCACGGAGCTACTGTTCTCCCTGAGCACGGCGCGGCTGTTCCCCCAGAGCACGGAGCTACTGTTCTCTCTGAGCTCGGCGCTACTGTTCTCCCTGA